CGTTGTCGTTATCTAAATACATCGAGATTTCGGGATGGTCTGCTGCGCGAACAGGTTCCCAACCTTCGCGGATTTTGGATGACACGTTGCGTGGGTCAGCTTGACCCAGTGTGCTGACACGAATCCAGCGAAAAGTATATCCGGGCTCAGGGGTGGGGTCAGGCAGTAACGTGGGCGGTGCCCAGCTACGAGGACGCTCATCTTTAGTGCGGGTATCTAATTCGCGGTTTACGCGATTATCAGCTAATTTATTTTCAGCCATTTTGTGTCATACCTTCCGCCACTTTTCGGGCATATGCTTCAAGAGGGATACGTAACTTCTTAGCTAGTGCAACCTGCGTTTGCGTCAATGTGATTTTCTTTGGGGCAACATTTCTGCTCGCTGGGGCTACAACATTACTGCTCGTCCGTTTCGCTCCCGGTTTACTTTGCTCATCAGAAAAGCTTTCGGGGAACTTGCTACGTACGGTTTTATTGATCGCTTCATAATACTCATTTGAAGTTGGATCAACGCCTTCTTCAACCAATTGCTCGTGCAGCCCCAGAGTAAAGGCAGTCATCGGCCTATTTTTCCCAAACCACTGATTTTCTTCACGCCACGCAAGTGCTTTGGGATCGGCTTTTGGCTCTGGAACGGATTGTGGTTGCATATTTACAGGAACTTGTCGTTCTTGTAAAGGGGGTGGCCTAAAGTTTTCAACTTTATCAAGCCGTAACTTGGCCTGAGTTAATTCTTCTTGCGCCGCAACAATCTGATCAGCATCGCCTGCATCATACGCAGACTTATATCTAGCTCGTGCTTGGGCTAACGCATACTCAGCATTTTGTTTAGCTGTGCCAACTAAAAGCGTTGTATGGTCGCCTAGATTTTTCTTAAGACTGTTGTTTTCATGAATAATCTGCTGAGCAAACCTTAAAGCTTCTTCACGTTCCCGCAGAGCTGCTTCTTTAGCGCGGCGCTCATCGTGATAACCATGCGACAACTTCTTAATACGCTTTTGCACACCTTCATCGTATTTAGACAACTCATCGTCAGTTACTTCATTGACAGGCTCTTCAAGCGGTTTGCGGTTTTGATCTTGCTGTGGGGTATCGTCAACGACTTCAATTTCAAAATCAACGTCACCCTTAGCCTCTTTTTCAGGCTCTTTCTCATCTGGAAATTTATATTCCACTTTTTCAAATCCGGCCATATATCACCTCACGCACGTTGAATGCCACGGGGATCTTCCACCACAGCTTCGACGGAATCATCGTTAATAATCCGAAACTCGCGGTCGTGAATCTTGATGCGAGTGCCGGTGTTAGCACGGGTAATAATGAAATCCCCCGGTTTACACCACGGACCCGTGGGAAAACGGTTTGGATCGTTGTAAGCCATATCACCTAGTGCTACAACAAAGAGCACGTTACTAAGCAGCTCCTCGTACTTGACGGTGGCGTCTGCTTTAATAATCCCGCTATCAAATTTATTCTCGATGTTAGGTAAGGTGCAAAGGATCTTGTACCCTTTAACAATCGGCAATTGCTTGGCTTTTTGCTGAATATCTTCGATTACTGCATTTGCTGCTTCAGTCATTTTCAAATTCCTCATATCGTTGCACAAGGTCTTGTACTTCCATCCTTGCACGGCGCAGACCTTGGATTACGCCGCACAAATTCTTATACTCAGCAAAGTCTTTACAGTTTCCTTCAGCCATAGCCTCACTTACTTCACGCTCGCGTTCTTTGAGCTTATTAAATAAGTGATCTAGCATCTGCCGCTCATGGGTCATTAACCACCTCGCTTCATCACGGATTTAAGGATGTCCGCTTGGATCTTCTTATCCTCACGTTTATCTTGGCTCTGCAACCGGATGTTTTCTTTCTGAGCCTCAAGAGCGATCCGCTCCCTCTCGTTTTGTAACCTACCTTGGGCTAGCGCAATGTCAGCCTGATCTTTGGCAGACTTGCGTTGTTGCTCCATACCCTTGATTTGCAACTCTTGTTGTTGCATCTGAACCAACGGATCTTGTGCCATCTGCTGAGCTTGGGCTTGTGCAGCTTGCGCTTGGTGTATCTGTAAGACTTGTTGCGCCGCTTCTGCAACGTACTTAGCCATAGCCAATTCTTCTGCTTCAGAGATCTGTTGTTCAGGTCCGGGTAACGGCAAGCCAATCCGTTGTTCAATCTCTTGTCTGTATCTAAACCCTAAGTGCTCGGCAACGTGAGCCATCATTGCAGCCTGCATCTGCTGTGCCATCGGGTTTTGCCCAATAGTCTGCATAATGCTTGGGTCTTGCAAGAAGGTCATATGTGTTGTGATATGAGCCTGATGATCCTGATAAATAAACGCTTTGAGTGGTTTCCCTTTCAGCACGTTCATATTCTCAGTTACCGGATCGACCGGTTTCTGATCGTCTGGCAGTGGTACAAGTTTGTCAGCGTTGGGGATACCAAGCACATCAAGCATCTGCCTATGGAGCCGTGGCATGTCGTATAACTGCGGTGCCCCTTGTGCAAGCTGTAAGGCAGCTTGATACTGCACAACCCGCTGAGCCATCGTCGAGGCGTTGGGGTCACTTACAGGAATAACTTCTACGATGTCGTAGTCCTCAGCCTTTACCTGCGGCGTGCCATCTTGCGGCACATAGCTATAGTCTGGGCTGGTGTATTCCCTGATTATTTCTTTAAGCAGCTTGAACTCTTCTTTCATCGCTGCATGGATGCGAGCCTGCACAGCACCCATTGTTTTTAACTGCCGCTCCAAGAGCGCCAACGTGGTTCCCACCGGAGCCTGACTCGACATATCGCTGATCTTCATATCAGCCATACCACTAAGCCTTCGCGCCTCTTCGGTGATCTGGTTTAGTAGGGCAAGCAGGACTTGACTTGGTTCTTTGTAGGGCAGCGGTAAGATATTGTCTCGGATCGCACCACCGGGGACATCCACATCCCGCCATTCACCCGGAGCAATCGGAGTGTCATCACCCTTGATTCTGAGTCCTCTGGACTTCAACCCGCCGGGAAGATTCGATAGTGAGCCTGCATCCACAAGCTGACGGATCAGCATGGTGCCTGCTGTGGCGTAGCCACCAATAATATGAATCAGCCCAAAGCCATAAGCTCCGAAGCCGGGGATGTACATATAGTGTACAAAGTGCTGCCGTGCACGTTTCTGGGGGTCATCTTCTTTGTAATTACGTCTTATGGCTAAGACTTTGTTGGTGTTTTTATCGATGGTTATGACGTAGGGCAGTGGCAGTTCTTCCTCATACCCCGGTAAGTCATACTCGATATGCACCTCGCATATCTGATACCGCTCATCTTTTGTCTGCTCAACACCTTCTTTCTGAGCCTTGGCTTTCTCAATATCTGTCTGTGTGGCATAGGGCTCACCAAGATCAACATCGCGGTAAAACCCATTAACCTGTAACTTCTTAACATCATTCTTGGTCTTACGCATGATGTGCGTAAGGCGATCTGTACGCCGGATGTTTGTCACACCATACGGCAGGATGATGTCCTCAGCAGGGATATAGAATGAAACTTGACGTTCAAGTGATGGATCGTAGTAGACCTTCTTAAATGACGAACCGGCTAGCGCCACACCCCACAGCGCCCGTTCATGCTCTGAGCGATACTCAGGCATCTTGTCGGTTAACTGATAGTTCATATCAGACTGAACCCGCTTGGCAGCTTCTTCAACCTCTGGGTTCCACTGACCAATAATATTAGTCTTTACTGGCCCCGCAGCAGGGAATGTCTCCATGATGGACTCACTCTGGAAGCGAATCGCAGCCTCAGTTAATAGTGTAGAGAACACACCACAAGCACCATCCCAAGGCTCAGTCACCTCGTCGTACCGCAGACCCAGCACATCCAAACCTTTGACGTAAGTATCTGCCCAATCCTTACGACTATTAATATCAGCCTCAACCAACTCCATGATGTCGCCTGCAATCTTTTGCAGGTCGCTTTCTTTCATGAACTCGGCTAGATTAGAATCAAACGCCTCTTCCTCTTCGCCTTCTTCGGGCATCAAGTCAATCTCAACACCGTCGATACCAATAGTCACATCTTCAGGATTTACAAT